CTTCTTCTACTACTTCTTCAACTTCTGAATTATCAACAGCTTCAACTTTAGCTTGTACAACTTCAATAGGTCCAGACTTGTAACCAATTAATCTTTTCCATTCTGCTAAATCTGTTACAGACATTGCTTGCTGGAATGAACTATATTTAGGTAATCCAGTATGACCACCTGCTATAAGCTGTTGGTTTACAAGATCTTCCCATGTGAACTCAGGATAAAGTCTTGCTAATTCAATTAAGAGTTTATTTACTTTTCCTTTTTTTCCTTCAGTATCAGCAAATTCAACTAAACTTTGAAATTCTTTAGAAGACTTTTTAAATATTAAAGTATCTTCACCTAATAAATCAGTACGTTTACCTGCATCTTTATCTCTAATTAATTGATCATATTTATCTTTAGCAGAGTTTAATTTCTTTTGAAATGATCTATTATCTAATGGTTTAGTCCAAGGTTTTGGAGTAAAAAATTCATCTATATCTTGTTGTTCTGGTAACTTTCCTGCATCATTTACCCTAAGACCCATTTTATATTGGAGCTCTTTAGTTGCTAAATCAGCAGCTTCTGCTGGAGAATGCTTTTCACCTAAATAATATTGATATCTATTCACCCATTCTCTTTCTAAATTCCCATATACTTCAGCATAATTCCAAGGTTTATCCTCACCTTCTAGGTCAAAATACTCTTTAATTCCTGCATCTATTGCAACCTGATAATCATCTTCAAACTGCTTACCACTCATGGTTGCATTGATAATACTTCTACTAAAAATATCATTACCTAATTCTTGTTTAAGTTCTTTAATAGTTTCAGGTGTAGCATTTTCTATATCAAAGGCAGTAACCCATCCTCTAGTTAGCATTGCATCTCTGACTCTATCTTTTATTTCGTCCTGGGCTTGCTCTTCTTTCGTGAGTATATTTGCCAATAGTTTTGGCATATTTCCATCATTCTCTCCACCTTTTGATTGCCAAACTCTATATATACTTTTCACCATTGCATCAGTTATTCCGCCATTCTCTTCAATTAACTTATACAGAGCACTGTTTGGATCTTTACGTTGCCTTGTAATATCTATTAAGTATTCCCTTGAATCCATCTTCAATAGATTTTCTTCAGCATTAAGATTCGCAGTGTTCATTTGCTCATACTTATTACGAATCTTTAGTAATTTATCAGCATGACTAGAATTGTGAGAATATGGAAGACCCTTTGGATTCTTTTTAGATATTGTATTTGGATCGATTTCTTCGAAAAGTAAGTCTAAATCTTCAAGATCAAATTCTGGGTTCAATACTAATTCACTAGCTAAGGATGCTATAATAGAGTCCCAAGCTTCCGTACCACTTATTGGTACGTTCTCTTTAGATACAAGACTTGTGAGTTCATGGAATAACTTATTGATTGATGCAGTACCATTCGGGATATTAGATATAAATTCAGAGATATACTTCTCTGTATCTCTCATTGAACTCTCAACATTCCAGTTTTTCCTAATAGTAGCCATCGAAGCTTCAATAGCTTTTGAAGATGAACCTAATGCAAGTTGACCATCTTCTCCTATATAATCATCAACACCTTCTAATTCCAACATTTCTTTGCTGAAACCATTTATACCATTCTGTGCTCGTATCTCTTCTATACCTAATTCTAATAAGGCTTGCTTTATATCAGGTGGGTATAGATTGTTTGCAAAGACGTCTGTTGGTATAAACTCACCATCAATACCTTTTATTGAGAATTTCTCTCCATTTTTAGTTTGCCAGAATTTTAATTTATCTTCTTCAGATTCCTTATATAAAGCCAGCTTACGTCGTGCATAAGATACTTGAGCATGAGGAGATAATTCAGTAAATCTAGAAGCTTCATGATAGAAAGCTCCATTAATTAAAGCTTGTTTCTTTACAATATGAGCTGCAGTATCTGCGTCATCAAGAGTAGTGAAATGATCTTTTAATTTCTTAACATTCGATATTCTATCTTGCTTTTCTGCCTCAATTCCTAGCCGGTCTTGCTCTTGAATATACTTAACATGCTTATATGGTAGGATACCACCTTCACCACTAGCAATATTAGGAGAACCAAATTTCTTACCAACTAACAAATCAGTTGCTTTACTTATATTACTGACTTGCTCATCAACTTGGTTGTCAATTTGCTTAATACGTTCTCTTGTATTCTCTCTTCTTCGACGAAGATTAGTCTCTTGCGTTCTTTTCAGACGCTGAATATTTCTATCATAAGATGAGCTCATTATTTAATCCCCGTATCTGTAACTTTATCCATACCAGTATTTTTGGCTCCAAAGCCTCCTTTACTGATACCATATGATTGTAATCCAGCTCCTGCTAATCCTAATACAAGTCCTGCAGAAGACGGCTGTGCTTCCAATTCAGGAGGTACAGGTGTATGACCATGCACTGGAGCGAACCTAACTTTTTCAAATACTGAATTAGATTTAGATTGAGCATCTTGCCTAGTTGATTCTTTCGAAGCGTATACTTCTTTTTTATTAAGTATCAAATCAGCAGTAAGTTTAGCAACTTCAAAGCCTTTCTTTCTATAAGGTTCAGCTGCCAGTCGTGCTGCAGATGCACCTGTTTGAGATCCAGCATAATCTGTTTGATACATTTCTATAATTTCATCTTGTACAGCAAAATTATGTGCTGAATATAATCTATCTAATTGAGCATCTTGTTCATTCCATTGATTTACCATAGCTCTGAAGATTTCATTTTGTTCTTCTTCTGCTACTGATACATCATTCATATATTGAGCATTATCTAATTTTACAGTATTTAGATAATCCTGATTTTCATAATCAAACTGTTTTAGTCTTTCTCTATTACGAGAGTTGACTCCTTGTTGTTTAGCACCATGTTCTCCCACTTGCCCTACGGCATTAATGGCGAACATTCCGGCTGATACTGGATCGCACACGGCAAAATTCTATAAAGGTTAATTTGTTGGGACCATATTCAAGTTCACGTAAGAACTTAAATCCCAGAAACTTTAGAAGTCTTAGATGAGCGGTGTTCCGTTTATCTACAATGTTCCAAAGAAGTTCTTCTTGTCTACTTTCTATAAATCGTTTGGCTTCACGTGCAAAAGTTAGGGGGTATTCATGGATGGCTGGTGTGCATAACATCCACACCCTACCTTCTTCATGCACTCCCGCCAATCCGGCAGTCTTGCCGTTTGGCACTTTAAAATATATAGCATCTCCATTGAAAGCAGCCTGTGGTATATGGAAAAGTGGGAAATGGCCATGGCCTTCAAACACTTCTCTATAATCATCAGGTCGAAGATTAGAGGCCACTTCAACAGCAGCCTCAATTGTAATTGGGTGAATGTAATCAGACACTTTGATAATATCTTGGTGAGTAATCTCCTTCCCAATTCATTGAATTAATTGTAGCTGGAGATGGGTGATTTGATTTTAATAATACTGTTAGATTTTCATTTCTTTCATAAGCTGGAATAGTATGTATATAATTAGATGCGATTGTTGCAGTACTAGCTTTAACATTATCCCATTCTAATGATTCTACTGTATATGTATAATCAGGTCTTCCTCTACGTTTCAAAGTAACATCGATGACCCCTACATCTCCAAAGTCAAAGTTCATTCTATGGATAACTAATGATCCTCTAGTCTGTGTTTTTATACTTTCTCCAGATTGTTGTGTAATAAATATTCTAGGTAATTCAACTTCAAACTCATACTCATATCCTACAATCAGATCTGTATTAACTGAACTACCATCTTTAGTAGAGGTCTTCCAGTTACCAGGTAGTGTTACTGTTTCGTTAGGAGCTGTACCAGTAATCTTAGCAGCTGGTACATCATAACTCTTACCTGCAGCATCACTATCTGTAGTACAATATACGGTTAAGTTATTATCACTATAGTAGCCGCCACCTAATGTAAACGTAGAGACATCAGTCTGTGCGTTGTAGGTTATATCACCTGTTGCAATAGTTTTCTTAGTATCTAAATGTACCCTATTTTCGTCAGGTGCAGAACCTATCATAGGTGTGTCTGAAGTTAATTTTACGTCAAATTTTTCTAATGTAAAATTATTACTTCCAGATGGTTTTAAAATAGCGTAGTAAACATCATCTAATATTGTATGGTATATAACCTTATTAGGCATTGTCCATCTAAACCAAGCGGATTGTTTACGTTGTTGTCCTGCTTCAAACCATTTAAAACCCCATACTTCATTTGTAGCATCATGTAATGTACTATCTGTTGCAAATAATAATAGATCATTTTCATTAGATCCACTTACAATAGTACTATTTGTTGGGAATAATTCACCTACAATTTTAGTCAGTTCTTGTACTTGAGGTTCTTCTCTTGCAGCAACGTTAGTCATTTCATAGAATCTAGCTTGTCTTGCAGTGCTATTTAAGAAACCTATTGTAGTCCCTAATGAGATAGGTACTGTATCTTTATTAAATGCATAAGAAGATAAGTAACCAATCTTAGCTGTCTCAGGAGTAAGCAAAGCTTCTGCACCAGAGCCAAGTAAAAACTGTTCACTAGCACTGAATATAGCTAAACCACCTGCTGTCTCAACTGCGTCATATAATTTAGTTGGGAATCTTGAGCTAGATTGTAGGTCAATAGGATCTGCGTTAGAGATAGCCATAGCTGTCTTAACCCAGAAGTTATAAAAATTATTAACCCTAGATAGAATAACGTTCTCTTCACTAAGTATACCAATTCTATTACGATAGAACATCATCTTTTGAATTGGGTTACCGATGAAAGAAGGTGCTGAGTTTGTTATATCATCACCTACATCTCGTACACCCCAATCTGGATAATCAAACCTAAAAGCACCATTCGTATAGCTACGAGATGATCCACCATTAATCGCATACGTTCCAGGGTTAACCCGTACGAGCTTCAGAGGCATCGTATCACTGTCTATGGTAGTTGATATCCCAGGAGCTGCTACCTCTTCCCACACGCCCTCTCCGAAGCGAGCTGGAGTGTATGTACATGTTTCACCTGCACTAATGGTACCAGAGGATGAGTTACTAGCTAAGTCAAATGCGTTAGTAGATACGTTTGATACTGTATAATGTCCATCTCCAGCGGCTCCACTAGTAAAATCAATGAAGACTTGATCTCCATTAGATAAACCGTGTGCTGTTGAGGCAACACTAACTGTAGTACCAGATCTAGAATATGTAGCAGCTTTAGAAATTGATGCACTAATACCTTCAGCTTGAAACCGTAGGTAGTAATCATCCATATCTTCTCCACTATTAACTACACGGACAATATATCCATGTCTGCATACACGTGGTAGATCAGCTATATTATTAACCTCAGTTGTAGCAATAGACATCAATTGCTTCTCAGGTGTTGTTACACCAAAGGGAGTAGCTCTATATAGATGTAGCCCATTACCACATATAGTTGCTGTAATACCTGTACCACTGATAGCATCTAAAGTAGCTTTTAAATCACCTAATATACCAGCTGCAGATACATGTTCTTCATTTGTTGATGATGTAGCATCTGGCCTTACACCAGCTATATTACACCTTGAAGTTATAGTTTGTACTGCTTTAATTTTTGTTGTAGTAGTAACACCTTTCTCTGATGTATATTGGTGAGTATCATTAACTGCCCAACCTTCTCCACCAAATTGTAGCTTTACAAATGGTTGATATGTATCATGGTAATCGTCTAATGCTTCACTAGAACTATGATCAGAATCAGGTTGTGGTGTACATCTTGTATCTACTTCATATCTAAGCCTAGAATTACCACCAGCACTCATGTTAGGTGGTGAAGTTCCGAACATATCTGTACCAGTACTTATATTAACTGTCTCCCTACCCATACCTTGGCAGTCACCATTACTAGTACCACTATAACTTATTGATTCATCTACGGTTATTGATGTGGCTCTAGTATGTGTAAAAGTAGTATTATCTTTCGGATCGAATATATCTAAAGCGTACTGCTTACCATAAGTTATTGTATCAAGAGCTATGAAAGCTTCATTTAATTGAGCTGGAGATAAATCACCAGTACCAGTTTTCATAGCAGTAGACTTACGCCTATTACAAAAGAAAGTAGTCTCGTTAATTGTCATCACCTGTATATCAGAAGAAGTCTCATCTGATAGTGCAGTATTATCTAAGTAAGTTGCAACATTTGTACCAGCAACCAGAGAATAATCCACAGGTATTGAAGCACCATCACTACATCGCCATACATTCACTGCACCATTTGCAGCACATTGGCCTATATACTGTTCATCGTGTGCAGTATAAATACTAAACCACTTTGAATTAGCAGCTGTACTGACAGCATATGTCTTACTATCACCATAAGGATTACTGGTTGTAGTTATATCTTTAACTAATTTACTGCCAGGACGTTTCTGTAATTGATTTACCACATCAGGTAGTCCGTTAACTAAGTCAACAACTTGGCCTGGGGCTTTCCTTTCATCTGGTTGAGTTGATATACCTAAAACAAAGTTAGGTATTTTTTGAGTAACACTTCCCATTATCGTCTAAGTGATTGATAAGGTTTATATGATTGATAAGCTGATTCATCAGGCCAACCCATATAATTATGGTCACCTTGATTGCATTCGTACTCCATAGCTGCAGCTCTAGCTTGTACTTCATATGTTGATAACATTTTTTGTAGATTAGAATTAGATACTAATTGAACTGCTGCTCTACCTGATGATTTATATATTATATACCTTTGGAATACTGTAGGTATATCTTCGAATGGTAATAGTCTTACTTTATTTACATAAAAGTAATCATCATCTGGGAATTCAAATGTATGGTTTACTCTATCATATAGTTTCCATATACCATCAGTGGAATCTTTTCTTCTTACAAAGTCACGGGTTTTATCCCATGAATCTTCATTATCTATACGTATAACATCTGATCCAATTATGATCTTATTATCTGTAGTAGATACATTTTCTTTTATATGATATTCAATATTAAATGTCCAGCCTTCATTCTGTACATCTTGATTTGATTCTTTAAGTAGATTGTATACAAATGATATTTCTGGATTAGCGAAATCTAGTCCAGATACTGGTGCTTGACCGATGCTACCAAGAATTGCATTCACAGCGGATAGTTCGGTATCGATGGTTACAGTCGTGGTAGTCATAGTTAAGAATTATAAATAAAAAAAGGGGAACCGAAGTCCCCCTTATTGTGTTAAGTATACTGGCCTGCAACTGTAGCGCAGGTATCAGTTACTCCTGA